GTGCCGTTTGCTACAATCTTGACAAAGTCACCGTTAAAAATAGCGGTGTTATATGTGGTAATTATCGGTAAATTGCGAGTCTTGCCCGTATATGAGCCTGACGCACTTAATGTACCAACGGGCCTAGCTCCATACGGTGCTGCTCCATCCGTAGTACTAGCCATAATTATTTCCTTTAATTAATTTATAGCATCAGCGACCTCCGCCACCGAATGCTACACGAGTTTTACGATTTGGCTTGAGAACTGGCATCCGAGGATCGCTCTCACGCATATAGTTGTTATCGACAGCTTGCATCTGTGACTCAGCATGTTTTTTGTAATATTCATTTCTATCATCTACTGACTCCTGTGGTGCCTTGCAGAGCAATAAACCACCGACTTCAATTCCACCTTTATTGGCCCATTCTGACTTATGATCACTCATAATCTGTAATTCTGGGTGATCTTCTGCCTTAACAGGCTCCCATCCTTCTCGAAATTTCTTAGAAACATTCGTATTGTCCATATGCCCAACCATAGATGTTCTAACCCACCTAAAAACCCAGCCATCCTGAGGGCTTGGATCGGGTAGTATGGACGCAGGTTCCCAAGATTGGGTACGGATTTCATTTTCACGAGACTCTAGGTCACGTGGCTTTGGTGCTTTACGTTCATCAGCCATTAGTTTTGCTCCTTCATTAGTTGCGTCGCATACTGTTGCGGCGTTAGGCCCAGTCGTTTTGAAAGCCGTACCTGCGTTTCCGTTAGTGTTACTTTGCGTGGTGTGGCTCCAGTATTCCTAGATGCCGGTGCTACCACGGGGTTCGCCCTGCGGCGTTGTCCGATATCAACATCGACGGTTCCACCAGTGGAATATGTTGCTTGCGTCGTATTGCCACCAAACTGCGTAGGAAAAACTTCTTTCATACGTTTGTCTATTCTAGCATAATACTCGTCTGTATCTGGGGCAATACCCTCTTCCCCAGTTAGTTTTTCATGAACTCCATAAGCGAAGCTTGTCATCTCTTTATCCCGCCCAAACCAAGTATCATTCTCTTTTTGCCATGCCAGTGCCCTGGGATCAGGTTCAGGTATTTGAGGTTGCTCTGATTGCTTCTTCTGCTGACTCCTATCATGAGCTATCATGTCCTGCTGCCACGATTCTACAATTTGCTTACTGTAGTTAGGTGCATAGGCTTCAGCCATTTGTGCCTGTGTCAAATCTTTTTGAGCTTGTGCGATTATATCAGGGTCCCCAGACTCGTATGCTCTTTTAAAGTTTTCTTCTGATATCTTTAAGGCTGCACCTGCCCGACCTGTAGACTGTTCATCCAGGGCCTTCTGCGACTGTTGGACCAAGTTAACAAGGCGTTGGTTTTCTGTTTTTAGATTTGATGCATACCCCACTGCTTCTTCTGCAAGCTTACTTGCCTCTTGTTTTTCTTTTTCTTCTGCACGAAAGCGAGCAGTAGCCTTATTGATTCTCTTCTGAACCTTTTCACTGTACTGCGATAGCTCTTCATGCTCGTTTGAGCCTGATTCAGACACTACAGGTGCATCAGCGACGATCTCAACCTCCAGGTTATCGCTCTCTGGGGGTTCAATCGTAGTTCTTACACCCAAAAACTTGTCCTCTTCGCTCATTCTTCCAGTTTCTTCACTCATTATGCTCTCTCCACGCCTCTAGGGTCTTCAACAACCGCCTCAACCGTATCATCGTTGATTAAGCGGAACTCTTTACCATGAATCTTAATCCTTGTACCACTAAATGCTCGAAAAAGCACCCAATCCCCCTCTTGGCAGTAGGGACCAGTAGGGAATCGGCCCCAATTAGCGTAAGCATCGGGTCCAAGACTGACTACATAGCCTACTATCGTGGAAATTGACTCTTCATGCATGGAATTAGAGGATTTTATGATACCACCCTCTGTTTTTTCCTCTATTTCGGGCAATGCGACCAATAACTTGTAGCCTTTTGGTTTTGGTAGCTGGGTTGCGGTGCGGGGAGGGTCATCAACGTCTTTGAATGTAATTTCTTCGACATCAATAACAGGATTTTCTATTTCTTTGGCGAGTGTAGTCATATTGACCTCTCGTTAAATTGTTGCGTCCGTTATGGACGTTGTTTACTACGAAAACTTTTATTAATCTTCTAAATTAGCCTCTAAGTCCAAGATTTCACGCTCAGACCAGGCCAATCCTTCAATAATGCCAGTAACCTTGCGATATTCTTCCATGTCCTTGGCCGATCCAAGTGCTAAATGGTCTGCCAACTGGTTCATTTGCTCTCTGATCTTTTTTCTAAGCAGTCCTAAGACGTTTTCACTCACTTATTCTCCTCTATCTTGTCCTATGCCATACTTATAACCATCTACTTCCTGTCCTACATCAAATTTTTCAGCTTCTAAGGCTAACTCTGCCTCATCCATACGCTCTTTACTCATTAATTTCTCACGTTCAAGCTCTAATTTTTGCATATCAAGGTCAAGCTTGGCCATCGATGCTTGTCCACTGGCTGAAAGTTTCTGTTGTTCTATTTGTTGCTTGGACACATCGGTTTGCTGTCTTCTTTGTGCATCCATTTCTTGTATTGCAAGCTCACGTTGTCTCATTTGGACAATCGGATCTTGTTGTTGCTCTGCAAATTTCTCTGCCTGGGCCTGTTGTTGTTTCTTGCCCATCATTTGATCGGCCGCGTCGGCAATCAATACACTCAATCTCTTCTCAAGGTCTTCAGGAAGCGGTTCCTTTTGAGAAGGCAACGTGATTCCAAGCTCTTCTTCTATCTGTCTGCGGAAAACAAACGCCAAGTGTTCCCTAACATGTGCATCCAACGCACCACTCACTGCACCACCTGCAGGACTGTTCTGAACTTCTTGTGCAAGCTGTGGATCATTCTTAAGTGCCATGTGAACACGCATATGTGCATCATGATCTTGATACTCAAATGCTTTAACAGGTGATAAGATAAGCATATCTTGATTTTCTGTAACAGGATCTTTCGGTGGCACCTCTTCTTGAACTGGTACAACCTGATCTGCGTTTGGTATTCCAATCAAACTCATCATCTGACGATGCAGTAATGGCATGTCATATAAGTTTGGAGATTGCTGGGCTAGTTGGAGTGCTGCCTGGTACTGCATAATCCTTTGTGCCATACTACTCGCATTCGGATCTGATACAGGTATGACATCAATACGGTCATCGAAGTCTTCAAGTTTAATTCCTTCGCCCTCATCCGTCTCATAGGGATATTCAGGATCTGTATAATCTCTAACCAACCTTGCAAGGATCTTATACTCCTGCTTTAGGCTGGCATGTATTCTGGCCTGGATCGCAGACTGCACCTTCATGGCACGTTCCATGATTGCAAGAGTAGTTCCGACGGGAGCCTCTTGATTCATGTCTCCTATCTTGAGATCGGCCATTGACGCAAAGCGTCTTCCTTCTTCGACGATATTACCCAATAACTGATAAAGGACGCCACTAGGTTCCTTATAAGGAAGGAAGGTGATGTTGTCACGAATAGCACCACCAGGGACATCCACGTCCCTGAACTCTCCTGGCATGATGGGTGTATCGTCGCCTTTAATTCTGAGTCCACGAGTTTTCAGTCCCCCTGGCAAATTAGACAGTGTTCCTGCGTCAACCAACTGTCGAAGCAGACTTGTGGCGGATTTTGCCAATCCACCAATCATATGTATTAATCCAAGATTATAAAATCCGATTCCAGGTACGTATCCGTAATGAACGAAATGTTGTTTTTTGATTCTATTTGGATCGTCCTCGGACCAGTTTCTATAAATTGACAAGATCTGACTACTACTTTTGTCGATAGTAATTACGTAGGGTAGTGCCACACCATCGGGGTCTTCAAACCCAGGAAGATCTATATCAACATGCATCTCCAAAAGTTGATGACGCTCTTCGTTTTGAAATGATGGTTGCACACCACCGATATCATTTAGTTTATTCGTAATCGGATTTTCTTCGATATGACTAGCAGTAAGTTCTACATCACGATAAAACCCACTAACCTGCAATTTTCTAATTTGATTTGTACTACGATTCATCACATGGGTATAACGCTCTGCCTGTTCTAGGCCAGATTCATTGTAAGCAACAACAAAATCTTCTGCAGGTACAAACATCGAAGTGGGCCTACCCAGAGATGGATCGAAGTAAACCTTCCTAAATGCAGATCCTGCAAGGGGAAGGCTAAAGAGGAGCTTCTCTGTCTCGGAGCGATATTCTGTCATCACCTCAAGAAGCTGGTAGTTTAAATATTCTTGAACTCGTTTGGCCTGTTGCTGTCGCTCAGGAGTGAACTTACCCCATACATGGGTTTTAACTGGACCTTGTGCGGGTATGATTTCCTGAATCGTTTGACTTTGAAACCTGACAACTGCTTCAGAAAGCATCGGATGGAATACGCCACAGGCTCCTGCCCATGGTGTAGTTCGATCTTCAATCTCCAATCCTAGTTGATCGAGTCCTTGTTCGTAGGTTTGTTCCCAAGATGACCGACTACTTTTGTCAGAATCAAATTTTCCTACAAGATCTAAAGCGATAGTCCGAAGTTCATTCTCATCGACGAACTCAGCGATGTTAGAGTCAAAGGCTTCGGGCTGGCCCATCATTTCTGACATAGGATCAAAATCAATGACCATACTACCGTCATCCATTTCTGTCGTTAATGAGTCTCCTAACGGCTCCTCCTGCTCTACTACCATGAGTCCTTCGGGACTCATTTCAAAATCATCTTGAGTAAAAAGAGCTTCAAGCGACTTGTCTATGGCCATAGACTAATCCTTTGCAAAGTATAAAACTATCATGAAATTATAACATTAACCCGTAAGGAATCAATAGTAGTCTGCTTTACGATGTGCCAAAAATTCACTCATAGGCTCATCACTCTCTATAGAAATAAAGCCTCCCTGCCTAAATCGCAACAATGCTTGAGTCGATGAGTCTACCAGGTCATCATGATCACCAGTAGGAAATGCAGCAAATTCTTCTACAACTAACTCTGCCCACCTCGTTTTGGGTGCCCACACATGTCCAGATGAAAATAAATCTGATACGGCATTTACTCTGGCTATTTTATCTTTTCCCCTGCTGGGTACGTATTCTCCTACAGGTATCCCCATCCTACGCAATTCAAATATAAGAGGAGTCCCCGCAGCCTTGGCTTCGACAATAAAAGCATCAGGCTCGTACTCTTTATACATCTCGTAGGCTCGTACCTTCAGGTCTGGAAATTCCAATCGCTCTTGCAATGCATCCAGCAAAATAATATTAGCTACTTCATTTTCATCGGTGAAAACTCCCCATGTAGTACAGGCACTGTAGTCGGCAGTCTCTTTTGCAAGGAAAGCTGTATCCCACGATTGAATAACAAAGTCGCATGTAGGTGGACTTTTTTGATCCCACTCCTGCCACCACTCCCTTTTAATAATTGCACCTTCTTCAGCACTAGGGTCCTGCTGGTACTGGGCACTCCACTTACCGATAGGTAATTCTGCTTTTAGTGATTCAAGCTGTTCCAGGGGCCAAAATCCTGGCCATAAAGATTTACCACTAGGAAGTATTGCAGGAAACTCGATTACTTCCCACTCATCACTACCACCCCTTTCTATGGAAGACTTTATGATACTACCCGTTAAATCTTTTTTTGACCAACGAGTCATCACCAAGCATATCGCACCACCAGGCTGTAGTCTCTGACGGGGACCCGACGTGTACCATTCATACGTTTTGTCATATACGGATGGATCATTCAGTGCAGCCTCCTGTTCGGAATGCGGATCATCGACAATCAAAATATCTGCACCCTTACCCGTTACTGCACCACCTACACCAATAGCAAAGTAGTCACCATTTTTATTAGTATTCCATCTTCCCGCAGCTTTCGAGTCCGTACTCAAAGATACTTCTGGAAATATTTTT